GAATCCAGTCAAGCATTGAAATCAGTCCTTACAACCCTTCCACTTTGGTATTGTATTTCTCTGTAATGACTACCAGCTCCCTTTTGGAAATAGTAATAAGCAATTTGCTTATCTAGCCTTTCAGCTTCAAGTTCTTTTCTACGTTGCTCTACTTTTACTTTATGCTGACCCATGATTATTCTCCTCTATAATAAATTCTTAATTTACTATCTTTGGCCTTTTCTTTTGAAAAGAATTTTTTAGCTTCTGCATAATTATGAAAATGTAAGCACCATATTCTGTTACCAACAGTCCAAGTGATACCTTTATGCATGATTATTCTCCTTATAAGAACACATGCCTAGTTTTAAAACCATCTGCGAAGCAGACTCAATAGTCATGTTATTTTGTATTGCGAATATCTTGATCTCTTTATGCAAGTCCTCAGATATCCATAGTGCTTTTTTTGTCTTCTCATCCATTCAAACTCTCCTTTTTTATATTAATATTAATTTAAGATTTTTACCACTTCTTTTGTGTTTATATCCGTTTCATGCCCTATAATCTTGTTAAGGGCAATTGATAAACTCTCCATAAATCTAAATACTCTCATTATCTATTTGCCCTTACTCAAAAACCAAATCAACAATATTAGGACTGTTATAGATACTTAAAGGCTTACCTTGTTGATACTCCTTGTACTCTTCTAAATATCTCTCCATTATTGTCCACCCATAATCAATTTGCTCTTTAGTTATTCTAAATACCTTAGAAGCATAAGGATGAACTTTCTCCTGAGCTATAAATACAAAACCATCTACGCTATATCCTGCTGACTCTAAACCTCTTCTGTACCATGCCGCCTGCATATCATATCCATACTTTCTAACTGATTTATTAAAGGCATAAGGTTCGCAAGATATAGTAGTCTTGTAATCTACTATAATTATCTTACTGTCTGAATTAGGTTCACTTAAAGGTGGGCACAATAAATCAGGTCTACACTTACAAAGAATGTCATCTTCATACCAGTAGATACTTGCTTCTGCAACTTTGCCTTTAGCATTTAAGTAGGCATTACCTTCGTAAATCATATTTGCCTTCATACTTTCTAGCAGTTCTAATTCTGCTTCTTTTAATACTATATAGCCTTGATCTTCATAATCAGCCTTCTCTTCTTTGTAGGCTTTTGTATATGGAGAGCCACTAACAACCTTTACTTCTTTATCAAAAGCCTCTCTGCCTTCTACAATCAAAGAATGTGCTGCTGTCCCAAACTTTAGTGCTGGTGTGCTTTCTTGTTTATGCTCTACAGCATGTAATTGTGACTGACCAAATCTTCTAATATAACTACTACTTATACCTACACCTGCATGGTAATCCTCATTAGGTATGTCTTTATAGATAAGTGCTTGTCCCTTCCTTTCTGCTGTAAAGTTCTTTAGTGATTCTATCTTCATCTTTGCTCACCCATTAAATATGCAATTTCTGTCAAAGAGTCTCTAACAACATATTCTTCATTTGCTGTTTGCACTTTGTTCTCGCCAGTAAGGTAGTCTTTGTAGTAACCTCTTATTTGCCTTTTAGTTAAGATCAATGGTCTGACCTTGCCAACTTCGTGTAAATGTATATCCATTACATACCCCCTTTTTGTAATAAGTAAATTAACCATAAGCACACTATCATTCCTAGTAGTGCTAGTCTCATCATAAGTTCATGTTTCATATTAACTCCTCTCTAATTAATATAAATATATTAAATCATATTTATATAATAAGCAAGGATTATATTATAGGGTTAAGAACAGGTACGGAGCTAAGGGTATCAAGAGATTCTTGAAGTGAATCTAATTCCATAGTGTCAGTAATAATCTTCTTATCAAAGGTAAAGTAGTTTTGTGAGGATGTATTAGATTTAAACATGATTCTCTTTTGACCATCAAAGAAGAATACAAAGGCTAGAATATCGCAAGTATAGTTCTTGTAAGTATCAGACATTGATCTTGAGTTCTCAGCAGCAAAGACAAACTTCTTTTCTTTAGTAGCTCTTCTACTTTTAACCTGAACTGTATATATAGCGTTGCCAAACTCTACGATTAAATCTGCTGGATGTTTTTCTTGGGTTGGAAAGCAGAAGTCTGCATATTCCAAAAGGAATGTTTGTACTAAGGATTCACCCAAAGCACCTAGTCTTGAATTAGCCTGATGTTGATCTGATGTTTTTCTTGGCATTTTGACACAAGGCTAACTGTCTTGAATTATAAGCTGCTCTATTAGGTGTTTGTGTTGCATACTTACTTCTAAGTATTTCCTCTGATGCTTCTATCCAACACTCCATTTCCATAAGTGCTCTTGTATGTCTAAAAGCCATCCATCCTGTTATGCCCATTTGAAAGGTGCAATCAACACAAACCATTTGTGCAAGTTCAGGGAAACTTCTCCAAACATGCCAGTGCTTGTCTAAGCTATCTATGACTCTTTTAATATCATTATCAAGTAGATACATAGCTTCATCTTCTGATATGCCATTTGCTTCTAGGTTTCTACCTATGCCAATTGTTAATTTATCTTCAGAGCATTTATAGGGAAAGGTTCTTAAGCCTTCATGTTTGACTAGCATCTCTCTTATTTTATCTGTCATATTATTTGTCTTGTTTTTTATGTAAATCTAATTCTGTTTGTAAGATTAAAACTTGCTTTTCTAATTCTACCACCTGTTCTTCTAAGACCCTAATATCAGGGAATATGTATTTGTTTTGATTAGCTCTTAGATTTTGTATCTCTCTGTCGTTTAAATCTATTGCTTCCTTAGTGATAGCATAACCCCAAACAGCTAAAGCAATAACACTTATTATTTGTAACAAATAACTAAGGGAGATATTTAAAGTTGATTTATCATCAACCTTAGCTAACTCATTCATTTTTTAGTTTTTTCGTAAGTTCTAAGTGTGCTCATCCCAAGCATTGCCATAACGATTGTTGATAGCTGACTAAAATCAAATTCAGGCGTTGTAAAGTCTACGCCATTTACAATAAGAATATATTGAATTATTGGTTCTAAGATAAAGTGATAAGTGAGTGATAGACCACAAGACCAACCAATGAAAGGACGCCACCCTGCGACAAATATACTATTGTGTTTTGCTTCAACTTTGTTTACTTCCAATTGTGCTCTGTTAAGCGAAATTATTTCTTTCTCAAGTTCATGAGATAGTTTTGTTTTTAAATCTTTATCAACAACAAATTTATCTAAAATGTCACTGACTGGTTCAATAAGTTTGTCTATCATATATTAATTAAAATTAAATTAAACCTCTGAGGACTAAAGTAAACATACTAATTAGTATTGTTGTAAGACCTGCTAACAGCCACCCTTTCATACTATTGACTGATGCTTGTAAGTCATCAGTTTTTCTATAAATAGTCTTCCAGCGTTCTTCGCACATTTTCTCATGAACTCTTAGGTCTGAGTGTACGTCATTAGCAGTCTTACGAGCAGGCATTATTCTTCCTCTACTACCTCAGATTCTTCAGTGTTGACAGCTCTATCAAATGACTCAATACAAATGTTTTTATATTCATTTGTGATTACATAGTCATCATAGGCTTCTTGAAGTCTAGCTAATTTCTTACCAGCTACATTTAGCTTTGCAGCTATAGCCATTTGATCTTCATTTAGATCAGCAGCTCTGTATTCAGTGCCATTAAATGTAATGATTACTGGTTCTTGGTTTTCCATCTTATTTTCTTCGTTACTCATTAGTCTCTCCTATAAGTTTATTAAAATTAAATTATATACTAATTTTCTAGCTCTTCTATTCTTGAAGTTAAATTATTTATAAGTTCTTGTTGTTCTTGTATGGCTTTCATTAAGATAGGTATAGTTTCTGTATATCTTATAGAGTAACGAGTTTCTTCATCTGCATCTAAAACTTTTGACTCATCTAATACTTGGTCAAATTTACCTATAAAATCCTGTGCTATAAAACCTATAGTCTCGTGCTTATTTTCATCATCAACATCTTTTCTGTTATAAGTTACACATCTAATATCTTTTATTTTTTCAGTTACAGAGCCTATGTCTTGTATATTTTCTTTAAGTCGTTCGTCAGAATAACTAGACCAAGAGTTGCCTCCATTTGTTAAATATACACCAACGCCTTCATTTGAGCCTGAGTACATTCTAAGCTGTCTACCATTTGAGTTTTGACCTATATAATATGCAGTACCATTTAACCAATGAAATCCTGAATAACCTGCACCTTCAATTCTTAAATGTGAATCTGTTTCAGATTTATTAGCAGCTTCTGTTATATGAACTCTAGCTGCTGGACTTGTTTGCCCAAATCCAACTTTACCATTTATATCTATACCAAATCGTGAAACTGATGGAGTTCCTCCTGTGTCTGTAGACTGCCTTAAAGAAAGACCTCCCCAGCTACCAGAACCAAATGAGTTGCTTATAAAATCCCAGTTTCTGTTCTGACTGTAACCATGAGCAGAAGAAAGAGTTAAATTGGAGTAAACACCACCCTGTACATCTAAGACTCCTTTTGGAGTATTAGTTCCAGTTCCAATTCCAACCGAGCCTGATGAGTCTATTCTCATGCGTTCTGTATCATTAGTTCCTAAAACTAAAGATGTAGCATTTTGAGTACCTACATGAAAAACATTTCTATAAGAAGGATTACCTGTTGTTGAACCTCCAGTAGCCATAACTCCAACTGCTGAACCTGATGCACCTTGTATTAATCTAATTGCATTGTATACATCAGTTGCTGTATTAGAATTTTCAAGTCTTAAACTATAAACAGTAGAACCTGAACTGTTTGCGTCTATTTGTACTGCAGCACCATCATCGTTACTTGTTTGTCCTAAAAGCAATCTACCTGATGAGTCTATTCTCATGCGTTCTGTATAACTTCCAGCAACGCCTTTTCTAAATATATGCTGATTACCTTCTAGTTTTAAATCAGAAGAACCATCAGTGCTTGATGTTACTGCATTACCAACATAAGCATTACCTGAAAGGTAGAGGTCTCTAAATCTTTTACTACTTGAACCTAGAGTTGCTCCATCATCTACTGAAGCTCCTGAAGTGTTAGAAGGCTCTATAAATGTATGTGAACCATTATATCCAAATATTATGCCACCTGAATTATTATTACCTATTGTAAGAACACCTGAAGTAGCACCAATACTTCCAACTGTTGAGCCATCTTTTTCAAACCTAACTAACTCACCATCGCTTGTTAATCTATTGAAATAACCCGCATTGCTACCATCAACTGTAGCTAATAACCTGCCGTTTGCCGCTAATTGCGCCCCTGCTGTTGAATTAGGGTCTGTTGAAGTAGTACCCACCAACAAGTTGCCTAATGAGTCAATGGTTGCTCGAGTTGTGTTATTGTAACCTCTTAGTTGCAGGCTATCATCTGCACTGTTATAAGTAATACCACCACGAACAGAGTCATCCACATCTCCAAATTGCAAACTAGCATAACCATCAGCATCAGATATAATACGAATACCCATATCTGAACCACCAGCAACTGTTAATTTAGCTGAAGGACTACTAGTTCCAATTCCAAGTGATTCAGCACTTGC